TCTGTGTAAGTAGCAAAACTCATACGACTCCTGTTCTGGTGCGCCATGCACGATTCATTGGGTCATTCAACCAAAGAGCAAAACGCTTTTCATCAAGAACAGCAAAGCCATGCATGATTCCTTGTTTATTCAAGTCATCAATAACTGTTATAGGTATAGAAGCTACCTTATTTCCAAACAATTGGTCAGACCATCTTGCTTTCTCATCGTAAGAGTTATATTCTTTTTTATTCTGCTCAACAATGTCTGACACATCCTGACGAGTTTGAATAATGATGCCACCTTCACCATCGGCATGAACAGCAGTTTGTCTTAGATTTTGCATATACTAATTCTAACAGTTTGGCTAGAAAAGAAAATGCCCCAGAGTATTAGTCTGAGGCATTTTTCGTAGTTACACCAGATTAAGGCGTAAGGTCGGCAATGATGCCGTGAGCAGCTTCGTTCTTAACTTCCAAGGTGTACTCAGCCAACAATTGTGTTGACTCGTTGTCACCAGTAACAGCCAACTCATTAGTCTGGAAAGCACGCAAGTAAGCAATAGCAGCCATGTCAGGGTCAAGCACAAATGCTGTCTCATCGCATGAGTTGGTAGAAGTCATGAAACGATTAGGAACAACAGAGATTGTACCGAAATCGCTCAAGTAAACGTCAGCCGCACCAATGATGGTAGTAGGAGCATTTGCAGGAGCCATGAAGCGTTGAGCAGCAATACCAGCAAAAGCAGAAACTACTTGCTTGTGTGCAGGGTTGACCATCAACACTTTAGGATTGCCGCCAGAGGCGTAAACGCTCTTAACAACAGACTGTAACAAAGCCTCTGTGAAAGTGCGGTTTGTGCCGTTTGTACGAGCAGTAGTACCAGAAGCGCCAGCAGAACCAGAAGTTCCGAAAGAACCATTGGTAGCCAACCATGCTTGCAGACCGCCCAATTTACGAGCAGTAGAAGAATCACCATTGGCAGCGACTTGGTTGCTCAACAAAGAGGTTTCCATGTCACGCTTGATTTCGCTAGAAGCCTTAGCCAATTGATAAGCCTTTTCAGACTTACGACCAGCTTTGTCAACGCTCTGCAAAGTGCCAGAAATCTTAACAGTTTTCTGAGCGATCTGAGTGCGGTTACCAACACGGGTTGTAGGCGACATAGTAGCGTCAGATGCTGTTGCACCCTCGACTGCGTAGTTGCTCAAAGAAGCGGCGGCCAAAGAGTCAGTCTGCCACTCGTGATAAACAGCAGTAGCCTTTGTTTTGCCAATAGATGACATGAAAGGTGTGTCTGTAGGAGAAATGTTATAAATAACATCGGAAAGGTCTTCACGCTGACCGATAGCGGTATAGGTTTGATAGGTAGCCATTTATTACTCCAAAATTTTAAAAGAATCGTTCAAATGCTTTGGCAGCGTCTGAGACTTTTCCTGTCTCACGCAACCTCTGCATAGCCTGTTTGTCTTGCGATGACTTTGCAGGTGGCGCTGAAGTCCCAGATCGCATCATCTTAGGAGCAGACTGGAGTTTCTTGGTTAACTCTGGTTTACTCTTTTGAAGTTGCTCATACTTCATTGCTTTATACAAACTCACCACAGCACGACTGTCATATACGGAACTGAGTTCTTGGTCAGTCCAGCCTACAGATTTCGCATAGTCACGGATTTGTTTCCGAACCGCATCACCCTGTGGAGTGGATAACTCAGGAATCAAACTCACTAGCTTTTCAGACTCTTGACGGAGATGGCTTTGCAAAGAGGCTTGCTGCTCGGCTTGTTGCTGTTGGGCAATGCGTTGCTGTTCATTCCTGACTACTGCTAACTGTTTCTCACGCTGACTCTGTTCTGCTACCGCTACCGCATAACCGATAGGGTCTGTTTCCCTTAAAACATCTAAATTCACACCCTGATCTTGCTGAGTAAGGAAGCTATCCAAAGCTCGCAGTTTCTGGGCATACGCCTGTCGCTCTTGTTTTACATACTCTAAATGTCCACGTTCAGCTTCAAAAGCCTTACGTTGTTCAGCTAGAGCCTGAGACTTCTTTGTATAATCCGCACCTTGTTGATAACCTTTGATGAGTTCGTCTTCATCTACTTCAATTTCCTCGCCAGCCGCCTTGACTCTATATCTAGGCTTCTGGACTACTTCCTCATCAGAGTATTCAACTTCATCAGACTCTTGGATTTCTGCTGTTTGTTCTTCAGATTGGCCTTGTGAGGCTTCGTCAGAATCACCCATCATACTTTCAAAGGCTGAAGCAGCTTGGTTTACATTTAGGTTTTCACTCCCACTAGGGTTGGTGTTTTCCATGTGTCATCTCAAAAATCGCCAGAAACCTTCTGGACGGAGGGTAACTAATGTTACAGAATCTTCCACTTCTTCTCTTTGATTGCAGTTTCCGAGGCCAAGCCTTCTAGGTGTCCTGTAATCAATTCGATAGTCCTAATGTGTCTATAAGCGTTTTCTCTTATATCAACTTCATCAGAATTCGTATTTATTATCACACTTATTTGTTCTTTTTTCAAGTTTTCTACTACTTCTTTGAAAAAGTCATCATTAAGTAGGTTTTTGGCCCATTGAGCCATTAGGAATTTGTCCATACTGATTTTGTATCCCTGAGATTACATCGTTGATTGTTAAAGCCTGAGATGGCATAGTGTCTGCGCTATTTCCCAAGATACCCATTAGTTGATCGTAACTCATGCCTGATGGCTGACCAAACTTAATTGGCTCTGGTACTTTTCCATAATTAGGGTCAAGAAACTTCTCCCATTGAGTGCCAATAAGCAAGTTTCTATTACTGTAATCAACAGGTGCAAACGGAGTCGTAGCAGTACCTAATATATCTTTTTGATATACAGGTGACTTCCAATCCTCTGGAACAGGAACAATACCATATTGAGTAGGGCCGTTATCTTGACTAGCCGCACCAAAGATAGTGGTAGCCAATAAACCAAGTCTAGCCAATTCTGCTAACTCTCCAGCAGTCCAACTTTTTTTCTTTTCTTCTTCTTTTGGCTTTACTTCTTCTGCTGGAGCAGGAGTTGTAGGTGTTGTAGGAATTGTAGGAGGAAGAGTTGGAATAATTGGCGTAACTGGCTCTGGCTCTTTTGCTACTGGGCGCTCTCCAGTTATAACTGTCTCAGGAGGAGTAACTACAGGAGCCGCAGTAATAGCGTTAATAACCTCTTGTACTGTTTGTGGCTTTTCTACTTGACCAGTAACTTTTACAGTTTCAACAGGAGGAGCCACATTAGCTTGGATTGCCGCATTTACAGCATTTACAACTTCTGGTGCTACTTGCGCTGGTACTTGTTTGCCAACAATTTCAAGGTTTGGTTGTGCTGTTACTGCTGGCATTTGTAAAGATGCAATAACTTCATTTATTGTTGGCGTAGGAGCTACAGATGGCGCAGTTATTTGCACATTCTCTGTTGGGTAATTTGTTATTACGGCATTAGATGGTGTTTGTTCAAGAACAGGAGTAGAAACAGCTACTGGATTTGGATTTATTACTTCCATCGCTCGGTTAACAATAGCTTCGTTGTAACCAGATGAATTTAATATTTCTGAAATTTGGTCTGTTGGAATACCACTAGCAGCTAACTGCTTTGCATCAGCAATAGCAAACTGACGCTCTGTTATTTCAGTAGGAGCTAAATCACCACCGCCCAAATACCCAGAAGCCGCACCACCTGCACCACCTAGCAATGCACCTTTGATAATATCGCCTTCAGTCAATCCAGCAGTTGTACCGCCTACCAATGCACCAGTTAATGCGTTTGTAGCTACTGTAGAAGCCGCAGGGCCAAGCAAAGCACTAGCCGCAGGGCCAAGGATAGGAGTCAATGCCGCAGCAATGATTGGCGCATAAAACGCCACATCAGAACTAGATGCACCAGTAGTGTAAAAAAGTGGTTTTCCATCAGGAGTAAACTGGACTCGGTAGCCAGTATTACCACTACCCTCAAACGTACCGCCCCAAGCATTTCCTGTCTGACGCTCGCTATAGGTCATTGGTACTTCTTGACCAGTTTCCTTATTTCCGTAACCCTGAGTCGGGGTTCTTGTTGTGTAAATAGTATCTGTGCCC